ACCAATCTTCATCTTGGCGTAAGCGGGGTTAGCAGGAATGGCTAACACGATGGAGACTGATAGGAGAAGGCTTGAAACTAAGCGAGACAATTAATAGTACCTTATGATGATGGTCTGCCATCCTTAGCCTCTCAGAAGTCGAGAGGAAAGCCATGGAAATGATCATATACATAAGTAATTGAACCGGGCCTCCTCCTATGGTGAGGGGTAATTGGTTTGGCGAAAAAATAGGCAGGAGCAATGAATGCTCCCACCTAAATGCTAGTTAAGCCAGCCGCTTTCGTCCTTGCTATCGTGCCCACGATTACGTTGTACGAGGTCCATGAACTCCTGCAAGGCTTGGTCCCTCAAGTTCTCCACATGCTCGTCATGGGCCTTCTCTGTGTCTCTCGCCATGCTTTCAGCCCAGTAGCCTACAGCCATCGCCAACACGTCAAGACGGTCATCCTTAGCTAGAGAGCCACGGTCACGGGTGATGCGAGAGAGCTGATACATGAGCTGACGCTGAGGTTCAGCGGTCATCTTATGGTCAACCTCAATGACCTTCTGATCGAACACAAGCCGGTGCTGATTCATGATCGGCTCAAGGGTGTCGCATATGCGGCGTTCTTTCTGCTGACTGTGCTTCACCTCCTCTATACCTACAGCATAGATTCGGGACACGATTGGCTTGAGAAGCTGCGTGAACATGCCATCACCGAAGTTAGCTTCGACAATGATCTTGTTAACGCTGTGCGTCTTAGCCAGGACTGCCAGCCCCTTGAGGGTTGCTTCGCTGTAACCTTCCTTGAAGCCGCCTGATGCGACAACGAAGAGGAAGCCATTAAGCTGCTTTACGATAGCGTAAGCGGTTTCGTCCTTGCCACGTCCTGAGGGGTCAATTGCCATGACACAACCGGAATACTCGGTCATCTCGTTCGATACCCACATAGGACGGAAGTAGGCATCGCCATTCAAGCCGACCATTGGAAGGTCGAGACGCTTATCAATATCCGAGGTCCAGACAAGCTTCACAGGCGCCATACGAGGGTCAAGCGAGGTAACCATAAGGTCACGGAACTTGAGCGGGTAGCGGTCCTGATCTGAGAGAGAGGTATCAAGCATGAACTGGAGAGCGAAGCCTGATCGACCATACGATGCTTCACGTTCCTGCAAGTCGAGGTCATGGAAGCGCTTCGGGTCAACTGGAGTACCTGCCCCCGCACCGTTCATAATCAACTGACTAACGAACGGAGCCAAACGTCCAAGGTACTTATCGGGATTTTCAGGGATACGGGCAGGCCAGACACGGATTTCATAGCCACGTTCAGGAAGTCGGTTATAAATCGACATTTCCGTCTGAGGCGTTCCGAGATAGATCACTCGGCCTCCGGGCTTTAGAACCGCGTCGAACTCCTTAATTCGCTCGGCCAACAAATCTCGCATCGTCGCGGTCATCGCATTGTTCAAGCTTTCAACGTCATCAGCAATGATCACGTCCGCACGAGAGCCGGTTAGCTGGCCGGTAATGCCCACAGACTTAACCGAGGGCGACTGCGAAGCGCCTGCCGGTCCTACGTCAAAAGCAATATTACTATCACGCTGGCCTTTCCCCGGCTTGAGGTGAGCCAATATAGGCATCTCGGCAATCAGTCGCTTCGTGAATGTCGAGAACGCATCAGCGCGGTCTTTTGCAGCCGATACGACCATAATGTTGAGCTGAGGATTATTTAGGAGCAGCCAACAAACGAAGGCACTTGTTACCCAGCTCTTACCTACGCCACGGAAGGCTTGAATGACGGAGCGCTTTGGCCCCTTCTGGAGATACTGAGCCATGTCATATTGCGTATCGGTTGGCTCGGGGAGATTAAGGTGCTGCCAGACTAGGAAGAGGAAGTTCCTGAAATCACGGCGCACGGGGTCGATTGGCGTCAAGCTCGTACTTGAAGCGCCATTAGATTGTACGTTCATATCGGTGCCTAGGAGACTCCGTGGATAGCAAAAAAGGCCAGACAGGTGATTACCCATCTGGCCTTATGAAAAGCGCTCACGGAGCCGCTATGTTAGTTCGGGAGATACCCTGCGGTTTCATCCACGGTGTCTTCGGTGAATGGAAGGTTTGCCGCATGGTTCAGTCGATCAAGCGGGTTGCCGTCCTTGGGAATACTGTCCACGCCATTGTCTTTAAGGAACTGACGCACCACCGAAAGGTCGGAGGCTGTAGCCTCTCCGCTTTTCACGCGGGTTAGAAGCTCCTCTGCAAGGGCAGAGTGGAGAGAATCCATGATTTCTTTCATGTTACTCATCGGAATATGAAGCCTTTGATTTCATCCGCGAACATTGTGAGACCGGCAGCGATGACTACCCAGCTCCAGCGTACGGAAGCAAAGAAGCCTGTCTGCTGCTGTTTAGCGTTCTCAAGTTGCGTAATGCGTTCATCTTGCTCATCAAGACGATTGTTCATCGTCCCCTGCTGGGAGAGCAAAGTGTCAACCTTGCCCTCCAGTCTTCCGAACATGAGGTAGAAGTTCGGGTCTTTGTCCATCAGTTATTCTACTGCTCTAAGTTGGCTGGTTGCACCCACTCATTGAGTTCGATGCTCCATTCCCAGTCGTTGCCTTCTATGGGTGGAGCTGTGACCTTAATAATATCAGGGTCAGTGTCATCAACAGGCTGATTTGCTCTTGCAGCCACAACTCGAATTGCACGTTTCTTTTTGTTCCAGAAGTAGTGATCTAC